TCTATCTACTAATGAATTAGTTTCTATATCTCCAGTTTGTTGTGCTTTATTAACATCAAATACTTTGAGTTGATCGCCTCCAACATTACGAATTATTACGTCTGTTGAAAATAATCTTCTAAGTCTTGAAAATAAACTTGTATCTGCCATGTTTTATTTATTTATAAATATTATATTAGCCAACTAATGTCGTGGTCTTTACCATTTATTTTGGTTTTATATGGGTTTTCAACACTACTATTAGCATTATACCCACCACTATATTTGACTTTATTACTTTTTATGCTTCCTAATGCTGCTCTTGCCATATCTAAACTCTGTTGTTGAAACTTTAATGAGGTATCTCTCAGGAACATACCAATTCCAAATGACATAACCAAGTCATCGTTGTAACCACTTTGAGCTTCTGGTCTACCATTTTTCCAAATAAATACTTTCATTTCTTCTAATAAACGTTTCGAACGAATTATTACAGATTTATCACCTACAAATTCTCTGAATTTATTAATGCAAAGTGGTCTTGTTCTCATAGACATTGTAAATCCTGGGACCATTTCACTATTACTTTCATATACTCTTAAAAAAGATTCAGCTGTAAGGGCATCTGATTTTGGTGATTGGTATAGGTTTCTATATCCTCTTTCTCTAATAGCGTCTAATGTTGCCCATCCTATATTAGCATTTTCTACTACTAACATAGCATTATTATATTCAGTAGCTAACCCAGTTAAAAAATAACCAAATTCTTTTGGGGGTAATTGGCCCTTATATTCTGCTACTTGTGTGTTAGTTTGAATATCCATTACATGACACGCCGAAAAGTCTTTTCCATCTCCCCTAGCAACATCAGCTACAATCATATATTCTCTGGAGTAATCAGCATTTTCCCAAACCCATAAATTTTGATCTGCTCCTCTTCTTTCTAATGGGTCTTGTATTGTACTTTGTGATATAAAATCAATCCATTCTGAATAAAATACTATATCTCCTGATGTACTAAAATCACAGTCACATTCTTGTGAAGCTAATCTTGGATCACCTAATAATTCATCTTGTCTATCTCTCCATGATTGATCTCTTTCAGGATGAACATCCCAAGGTAATCTTATTGGTATAAAATCATTTTGATTATTTTCTGCTGATACCCATGTTTTGTGAAACCAATTTCCAGTACCATAAGGGGTACTTAATACTATAGCACCACCCCCTGTTGCTAGTGTTTGTTGAGCTGATGCCCATATTTCTCCAATTTGGTCAATAAAGGCTGCCTCATCAATTAATAGTAATGATACTGCTTCTGATCTACCAGCATCACTACTTGCAGATGTTGCTTTAATTATTGAACCATTGTTAAGTCGAAGTGATAATTTATTATTTTCTTCAGCTGGTATTTTTAACCATGAAGGTAAATTATCATACATAAATTTTACCTTAGTAACCATATTACGTGCTGTTTCCTGTTTAGTCGCAATACATAATACATTTTTATCTTTATGAAATAACATTAACCATAAAGAATATCCAGCCGATAGTGTTGATATTCCTAATTGTCTTGATTTTAAAATAATTGAATATGGGTTTTCTTGCATTAAATGCAATACTTTTTCTTGAAATGGGTATAAATTAAATAATATTCTTCCTCTTTGGGGGTGTTGGATATTGCAGTATTTTTTCATAAAGTGTGCAGGATCTTTAGCACATTTTATATATTCTTGTCTTATTATTTGTTTTAAATCTGACATTATTTATTTCCTATTTTCCAATATAATCTACCAGATATTACAGGTTGGAAATTTTGATTAACTCCTAACCCTAACCCATACATTTGTTTTTTCTTATTTTTATATAATAATTCACCCCCAACATAATTTAACTGGTCTGATCTTCCTTGTATCCCTATACCCCAATAAAATTCTCTATTATTTAGATAAATTTCTTCAGTTATAGTAGTTGTAGGTATTAAAATATTGGATTCAACTGCTCTTTTCCAAACTGTATTTTTATATATAGTATCTGTTATTGTTATAATACCTAAAGAATCTAAATCAATTTCATCTATAAAAACATTTTTAGCATAATAATCTTTTAATACTTCTAAAGTATCAACGGGAGTATTAATTAAAATAGAATCTATTTGAGTAACAATTTTAGTTTTCCATTTAGGAACATATACTTCTTTTACAACATTTATAGTATCCCACTTAGTTTCTGTTTTTGTAATAATTTTAGGCTCAGTAATAGTTTTCCCCCCATCACATGACCTCATAAAAAAGATAATAGCCACTAATGCTACAATAAGTAGCGTTTGAATATTTTTAAAGAAGTCCTTCAATCTCTTTTTTAATTTTTGTTAAAGTTCTAAGTCTATCCTTTAACTTTTCTTTTTCACTACCTTCAGCATCTTTCCACTTTTTAGCTGTGGATTTTAATTCTGCTGATGTTTGTTGTAGTTTAGAAGCTAATTTTGATATAGAGTCTCCCTTTTTAGCAGATTTCATTGCTTTTTTATCCATATCATCTTCATCTTCATCCTCAAATACAGCTGTAGGAGCAACAGGAATGTTATATTTGTCTATTGTTTGATCGTCATATTTATGATCTACATAACCATCATCTTGAAATTGGCCTGTATCATTTCCTTCTCCTAATCCTAAATCTTTAGTTAATTGGGCTGTTTTTTCTAATTCAGCATTATAATCTTGTTGGGCCTTAACATCTTCTTTAGATGCTTCTTCTAAAATATCAAGTATTTCTTCTTTTATAGCCTTTTTAAATTCTGATCTTTTCATTGTAAGAGTATTTTGTTATAAATATCACAAAGAAACTGCTTGTTTAACTAATTCTATACGTTCTTCAGTGGATCCTTTAATTTCTATTAAATTTTTAACTTTATGTCTATATTTAATAATTAACAATTGGATATTCTGATCAATTAATTTTCTATATTCTGCATTAGTTTCTCTAACACCATTATTTTCAATTTCAACCCCTTCAGGTGAAACATAAAATACATAATCATACTCATCTAACATATTACTCGCAAAACCGCAAAAATCATCTGCCTCTAAATAATTCATTGATTTTGAACATTTAGCAAATGCCATAACATCAATAATTGTTCTATCTGTTATGATATTATCTTGCATTAATTCACTTGCTCTTTCAGCTAAAAATACTGCTTGACCTTTAACTGTTGAATCTGTATTTAATGGTATACCCATTTCCATAAGATACTTAGAACGTTCTGTTCTAAATTTATAATCTTTAAACTCTGGTAATTTAGCTAAAGCATTAACTAAAGTTGTTTTACCTACTGACATTGTGCCACAAAAACCTATTTTCATATTAAAATGGTAAATTTAATGGATCTAATTGTGAAGATCCCATTCCTACTCTATAACTATCACTATCAAAATGTTGTGTTGATACCTCAAATATACAACTTCCTTCTTCAAGAGCCAACATTTGGTGGGGTTGACCGGGCATTAAATGAATACAATCACCTTCTGTTACTTCAACTGATAATTGTTCTGCTGTTTCAGTATCTATGTATTTATACAAAAATTTTCCTTTGGAAATATACCATGCTTCATCTTTAAGTAAATGATAATGCATTGAAAAGGATTTACCTTCTTTAAATACTAATAATTTACCACAATAGTGTTCATTATTAATAATCCATAATTCATGACCCCATGCTTTTTTATGAATTTCTCCTTTATAGGGCATTGCTTGTAACGTATGTTCTCTCATATTAATTTCTATAAGTTTCTCCTTTGGGTGCCGATTGTTTATACCAAGGTAATCCTTCTCTTTCTTTCATTATTTCTTTAAAATCTTCTTCTGAATATTCAATTCCACTTAAAAAATATCCTTTTTTAAATTCTGATTGTTTATTTATAGGAACAATTGCGGGGTGATCCCATCTATGATGTTTCCAATGATCTTCACCTTCCATTTTTATTAAATAATGTCTTGCTCCTCTTGATTTAATAACTTTTTCTTCATATAATTTTTCACTGTTTGCCATAGTCTTTATTTTTTGTTTACATTGCTTTAATAATCTGTTCTGCTACTAATGTACCTTGTGCCCCTGATACTGTTATTCCTCTTGCACTTAAGGCATCACCTACAAAATGCACATTAGGGTATGTTGTTAAACTTAAATCATTATAATTAACCAAAGGTTCAGGTGATAAATATTTTACTTCAGGAATATAAACACCCCAATCATCTTTAAGTGTTGGAAATACTTTTTTCATATCTTTAATAAAGTCTTCTATATAATCATAATACCCTTGAAATGCTTCTTTAACTATATCTAATGACCCTACCATCATAGCATCAACTTTAATACCTTCACTAGTCATACCTCTTTCACGTGATGGAGAATAGTATAAACCTGTGTGAGTTTTTCTACTAAATCTACCTTGACCTTTATTATTATCAAACCAAGTTTCATTTACCGCTTTAACTAATTTTCTAGACCAAGTAAAAGGTTCATCAATACCTTGAATTTCCATTAAAATACCAAAATTAGTCATGTTATTTCTATGTTCTTCTCCTTTTTTAGCATGTCCATTGTAACTAACATCTCCATACGTTTGCTCAACGGCAACATAAGCTGCATTGTTGTTTGTACAGAATGAACGTAGTGATACTCCTTTGTCTTCGAATTTACGATACAATTTGAAATCATAACTTACATCAATTAATTTTTGAAAGTGTTTTTGTGGTGCTTCAAATCGAACACCTATTTGTACTGGTTTAGGTTCAGTTGGTAATTTATATTTTTCAGCTAATTGTTTACCAAAGTCAATACCTGATTTACCTACACCAAAAATAAGTGTATCGTATTCAAATGAATGTTCTAAATCAGATTCAAGT